ATAGTGTACTTATCACTTGGTCTTATATTGTGTCTTGAAATCCAACCTTGCATTGCATCTATCATTTTCTTAGATGCTCCTTTAGTTTTGAATTTATAAGGACTTCCACTTAAAGTTTTACCTACTCCGGCAACCCCTTGATTGACAAAATCCCAATACTCTGCAGCTTTACTACCAGCCTCATATCCAAGAGTGAGCACAAATGACTTTCCCATATAACTAACTTCAAACTGCACATCCATTAAAGCACCGGTATCAATCTTCTGCTTTGCTCTTAAATTTCTTTGAGCTGCACTTATAAACTTACCAGCATATTCAGCAAGTAACTTCTCCACTTCAGCCATCTTACCAGTTTCGGTAAAATCTGCTCTGCTACTCCCAAAGGAAGATAGTGATTGCAAATTGGCTTTTTGTGAAGATGCTATACTCATTTCAAGTTTTTAATCTGTTGTTGCTCGTAATCTTGTTTCGCTTTCAAATATGCTAAATCATTTAAGAATTGAAGTACCGGCATATCGTATACCTCATCTAACTTTACTCTTTCGTGTTCGGCAACAATTGCTGCTTGATAGATCCAGCCATAAGTGTCCATAAATCGTTTACCACTTTCTCTGACTCGGATTGGCTCATCTTCGCTGCTTTCAATAGGCTCTCCAAATAGTCCTTTGAATTGCCCATCCAGTTTAGATATACTTTGCAAAAAAAAACAACCATTCCGTAAACCTCTACGATTGATGCACTTAACAAATCCTCTGCATATATATCGTGGTCTTGGTCTTGATATTTTAAATCCCTATACCCAAACCAACTCTTTTTTTGTGGCATTACCATAGAAGCCGCAATCCTATGTAAGTTTTGGACTACATCTCTTTGGAAGTATTTAGTTGTTATATATCTACCCGTTCCACCTACTCTTATTTCTCTTATATCTGGAATAAAACGATAAACATTGCCATTTGCTTTGATATACTTACAAGTTTTGCTCGGTAATTGCTCTTTGTATATAAATTCAATCTCCTTGCACTTCTTGTTAAATTCGTTCATAGGCATAGCATCTACTTGCTTTTCAGTCAAGTTATATAGAATTGCTACTACCTTAACGATAGCTTCAAAGTTGTCGTCTGTTTTTAACTGCTCCAGTTGTTGAAATTGGTAAACAGTTACATCATTCCAAGTCATTGTAGTTTATTTTAAATAGGTAAAAAATAGAAAGTACCCTACGAAAAGGAGTATTGCCCAAACCCACCTTGTAGGTAAGTAAGTGCCACATATCTTAAAGCATCAATTGCGTGGTCATTCATTCCTATAACTTCATTCAGCATTTCACCATTCTTTTGCTTCCATTTGTAACTTGCTAACTCTCTTAATAGATTAATACTATCGTTTGTGATATTCATTTTATAGCCTTTAAGTAGGTTTAAACCAGCTCTTACCGAGTCAGCTCCTTTCTTTACCCCACTTGCATTGATACCACAATTAAATAACTCTTGAATAGATTTAGGCTCGGAACTATCTGCTATTACCGAAGTAATCCCTTGCTCTTTTAACTTATCAGCTAACATTGGATTAGTCAATTGCCTTTCATATACAAACTCCTTAATATAAAGCTCCCCATTATACCTCCATACTCCAACACAAGCACTTGGATCGTTTGTAAAACCAAAGTCCAAGCCATAACCGACTAAAGCTGCATCTTTTGGTATTTCGCTGCATCTTGTATAATTCCTAAAAACTAAACCCTCAATTTTGCCGGTCATTCCCCTTGCATATACTTTCCACAATTCAAGATCAACCTCTTTTAGATTTTCAATTTTCTCAACTAACTTCTTGTCTATAAATGGATTGTGTCTATAATCGGATATTAATAATTTAACATTTGGTTGCCCTAATAACTTTTCATGCACCCAAAAAGCCTCGTTTGGATTGTAGTCAATATATGTTTTGACTTTAGTACGCATATAAAGCTCGTTAAACACATCATAACGCACCCCATTTGCCTCATTGATAAATAAGTAGTCTCTTTTACCATTCTTAGCATCTTGAGCATCATCATAGCTTTTAAACTCTATTATGCTCCCAGATTGAAAGGTAAATATTCTATCTGACTTGTTATATTCCTTGACTAATTGCTTTAGTTCCTCGCTTGAGCTCCAAATAGTAATGGCATCTCTTAATGCTCCGGCTTTTAAGTTAGGTATATCTTGACCGGCTACAGTTATAACCAAATTTGGCTGACTTACTGCAAAAGTAAATAGCACTTGTAGAATAGAATAGGTTTTACCAGAAGAAGTCCCCCCTTGATTAACTACAATATCCTCTTTGGCATCTAAATTAGCTTTATAAAGTACTCCGGTAGTGAACATTATTTTAAGGTCAAATCCTTTTCAAGTAAGAATATCGTTGTAGTATTTGTTGTGTGTATGCTGACAATATACCAACCCTCATTTAGATAGGTATTAACTTTGTCTATATCATCTTTAATAACTCGTTGTTTTTTGTCCATAGTTTATTCTTTTTTATAGGTTTCATTATAATATTGATCAAAACACACCCCGCCTTCTGTACAATCAATTCCACCATTCCAAAATTCAAGCATTTGTTGTTCTTCCATTTCTTTGGCTTGTTCCCATATACTTGATTCTTTATTAATTCTTTCTATTACTGAATCTATTGATGTATTATTTTTTGATAATTCATTATACAACCATTCTACTGCTGTTTGTTGTTTCATAGTTTATTTGTTTTTAGTTGTTCAAAGTTAATCAATTTTATATTATTTATTCAGTATCCCCTTAATGGTATAAAATAGTTGTTTTAATGTGATAATATACCTTTAAAGGTACAAAAAGTGTTGTTTTATGTTGTTTTATGACAATTTAATGTGATTTTTATTGGTGACCTTATTGGTGACTTTATTAGTGACTCAATATTCAACTGTCGTATTTTTTGCAACTATTTAATCTCATTCTCGCTACTTGCTAAAGGGATTGCACTTTCTACAACCTTAACATTAACAGTATTAATAGTTACCTCTTGGCTTACAGTTTCTTTTGGTTTCCCATATACCCTACTCATTAAAGTATCTAAAGAATACAAGCTGCCTTTCTCAAGTGATTTCTTTAAAGCATTTGCAACTGTCTTTTCAAGGATAGTAGCATTTGGGTTTTTAAAGGTATCTGCCAACTCTTCAAGAGTCATAGACATAAGCACCTGAATAGCATCGTTAACCTCGCTCATTTTGTACCCTTGCTCTTTTAAAGCTGATACAAACTTTCTTGGTCTGCCATTAGGATTTCTTACCTCTCCTTTTTTAGCCGGTCTTAAATTCTGTTCGTTAGCCATTTCTCTTATTTGTTTCTAAATTATCTATTAAACTTTTCGTTAAAGTATTGCTCTGCTGATTGGTAGCTATTACTCTCAATGTATGCAGTTTTAACTTGATGCTCGTGTATTTGTTGAGCTTTTATGAATGCTATTAATAAGTCATTGCCTATGAAGTATCTATTTTGCTCCATGAATGATTGTAAGAATTCGACTGGTGATTGTTCCATAGTTATTTATGATATTCTATTACTTTTTTATGTGTTTCTTTTAAAAACTCTTTCCATTGTTTCTTATCGCCCATTTTTATGTGACAGATACGGCATAATGCTTGTAAGTTCTCTATTGTATCTTCCTTTTTCGTGCCACCCATACCCCTACAATCAATATGATGAATATCAGTAGCCTTTGTGCTACATACTTCACAAGGTATGAATGATCCGGTATCATATCCGAAGTAATCAAGGTAAAGTTTTGTGTGTTTTTTCATTATTGAGCGGCATGGTGGTATCGCACCCCTTCTCTTACCTGGAATGGTAAGCACATTACTTTTATGCTTATGCCGCTTATTATTACAAATTTACTTCTTTTCTATTTTTTAAAGAAATTTTTTCTCCTTTATACATTCCAGCACCCATTTCATCTATTTTGCTAAATGGTAATATAGGTACTGTTAATTTACTTTTCTTATCTATTAAATAAATATACCTAATTTGAAACCCATCTAATTTTTTACCACCATTGTCTTTTATCCAACTAACTCCACTTTTACCATTACTCTCTTTTGTTCTATGTGCTGAACTTGTAAGGCTGCAAACTACTTCTCCATTAGGCATTTGGTAAGTACTTGTATTTTTACTTACTCCAATTAAATGAAACCCACTTGCTCTATAAATAGTCCCATCGCCACACAAATTGCCATCGCTAAAACTTAATATCCATTTTATATGTGGTGCATTCTTTTTAATTAATTTTATAGTTATTGCAATGCATCTACTTTCACTATTTTTAGGTAAATAGTCATCAAAAGCCATTCTATTTAATTCTATTACCTCATTCCATTTTGTATTTTCTACATAATGAATAACTTTAGCTTTAACCATTGGGCTCCCATAACTCATTACCCCATGTAATTTGTCATCAAGAAAGCAACCAAAATGTAAAGTTGAATTTGGAACAACCTTTCCAGAATAATGGTGCAACTTTACAAACTCATTAGCAATTTTACTTGGTATAACTTTAACAACTATTTCTTTTGCTCTGCCCATTGCATTATAATTAAATAAAGTGCATTACCATTTGAATTTTCATTACCCATAGTTTCTGCATATTTATACTCTTCCGTTCCTTTAATATCTTCAATAGCATTCTTAATTTGAGTAGCTTGTTCATCAGCAAGGGTAAAAGTCATTTGCTGAAATGGTGATTTGTCTCCATCTGGCAATTCAAAATCTGTTCCATGCTCATCTGCATTTAAATCAAAACCAGGTATATCTAACCCCCATTCGCTTAATTCCTCAACATTCCACTCATTAGCTAACATTTCCCAGTCATGTTCTCCAAAACTTACATTGTCTGCAATAATAAATCTTCTTATTTCATCTTCTGTTAGGTCTTTAGCTGACTTTACCCACTCCTCTGGTACTTCTTTATAGCCCAACTCTTTTAAAGCCTTTAAACGCATATTCCCACCTAAAACAACCATTTCCTCATTTACAACCATTGGTCGCAGAGCCATCATTTTAGGAAATTCCTCAATGCTTTTAACAAGTTTTTTAAATTTCTCATCACGAATAACTCTTGGATTGTTCGGATTTGATTTGATCGTAGTTAGTTTTATCATTTGAATAGTTTGGCTTCGGTTTTAGTCATTTTATATATTGGCATCTACTTTCTTTTTAGATTTCTTACCATTCGTACTGTCTTGATTAGGTGCTTCACTCGGTTGTTCAGCGACTTTAATGCTTTCTTTATATTTATTGGCATAATTATATACTCGGTTTACAAGTTCAAAAACGCAGCTTCCACAGTTATTTCTATCGTTGCTTTCATAGATATACTTGTTATGGATTGCTTTATACTGCTCAAATACTGGTTGAGTTAGGTTTCTCAATACTTCATATTGAATGCTGATTGAGTTGTCTAATTGGGTAACAAATAAAAAATCTAATTCTTCTTGTGTCATTTTCTTATAAATTTAATGATTAATTGAAATAAGATTACTGAAAGGAATGCACCTATAATAATCTCTTTAATATAAATAGGCAAAAGTGAAATTATTAAATAAGCATATACCGGCAGACAATACTCGCACCCAAATGGCTTCTTTTTTAAATACTTATTCCAGCTTGGCACTTGGTAGATTTCAAACCATACTACCATCAAAATCAAAGTTGCTATGATATTTTGTAGCATATAGGAGTAAATTTGTTTTCTTTATTTTCTTGTACTTTTTTGAATACCTTATCCAACTCATCAAGTATCTGGTCAATATCCCATTCTTTTGGAACATCTATTTCACACTCAATAGTGAATTTGATTTTCTCGTTAAATAAATCGCTCATTTTAGCTTTTCTTTTGATTTTAGAGATAGTTTCATAAATACTTCTTACCGGAATGCCGGTATCGTTGCTTAACTTTTTAGCCTTGCAATTATATTTTAAATAGTATTTAAGTAGGTTGTTCTCGTAGAATGGTAGATTATCGTGAAATTCCTCCACCTTTTCAAACTTAGCTTCCATTACCTCAAAATCACTCGGAGTTTCTACCATGTTAGGTACTTCCTCATAAACTCTTCTAAATTTATTATGGAATGTACTATCATTGGACTTGATCATGTTTAAAATGGTGCGAATAACGTAGAATTTGAGATACCCATCATTATTCATTTGGAATAATCTCTCTTCTGGAAGATTACATACTACTAACATTACTTCGGACAACAATTCATCTCGTAAATGCTCCGGCTGCATTTTAGAGATTACATCTTTTAATTCTCTTGAATTATAAAGGTCAGTTATTATCTGCTGCCTCATCTTCGTGTATCATTGACAAAATTAAAGAATATGTTATAAGGTCTTGTAGGCTATCTTTCATACTCTCATTTCTTGCCTCTTTGCCAATTAAGTTGACAATTCTTGATATTTTAATTCCTATTTGATTAAGACAAACCTGGAATGCAGTAGTGCCACATAACATCCCAGTTTCCTTAAAATTGCTTAATCTATCTTCATTTGCATAGTCATCTCCTTTGCTTTCTAAAAGGTCTAATATATCCTTGAATATATCTCTTGCAAATTGTAATTGTTGCTCTTTATTCATTAGAAAGGTAAATCTTCTTTTTTAGTTGCAACTTCTATTTTGCCATTAGTCCAAGCCACTTTCCCATTTCCCACATAAACTCTTTTCTCTTTAGCTTCTCTTTGCTCTTTTGTTTGTTGTAAACTTATAGCAACATTATTGCCATATTTGTCTTGCTCATCGTTAATAGATGCAGTATAGTACTTGTATGTACCATCTTCTTGCTTTAGGCTGAAATTTACCAGTGCTGACATAGTTATTGTTTTTTATTTTGTTCTTTTATTAGTTGTTCGGAATATTCCTCAAGTTTTGCTCTGTTCTCTTCGTTTAAAATTACATAGTTATTAGCCATACTGTCAATAGCTCCGGCATTTGCTAAATCAATCTCATACATTTTTCTAAAATCTTCATGAGTTATTTTCATAAGCAAATCTCTATTGATCCAATCCAATCTTCCGGTATAACCTTTTAAAGTTTGTTTAGCTCCATAGGTTGCTCCGGTTTCAGTAATTATGAAATCAAAGTAATCTCTACTCAATTTAGCATAAAGTAAAGCCTTTGCAAAGTAAAAAGCATCTGTTGTTTTCGCTGCCATAGTGTAAAATTAAGGTTTTTTGTTAATTTAAATTATTTTATTATTTTTTTTATTCACAATTTGTAATAATTGTTAATAGTTTGCATAAACTCATCTAAGCTCCAGCATACTGCACACAAGTAGCCTTTATTAGTTAGATAAGACATTATTTTCTTTTGAGCTTCGCTTGGTTTATTATATCCATATTTCATTTCAATATAAAGTCCATGATATTCTCCCATTGGAGTTGGAATAAATAAGTCCGGTATGCCACTTACTACCCCTTCAGCTTTTAATCGTTTAGCAGTACTGAAATGCCTAAAACCTCCGTTTGGTATGGCATATATCAATTCTCTTGGATATTGTAGTTTAAACCAATTAATACAGTTTACTTGTAATATATGTTCCGACATTAGATATATTTAAAAATATGAGCTATTACATCAACTGTCCAACCATTTCCAAGCATTTTATACCTTTGTGAGTCGGATACATAATTAGTATAGTTATCTTTTACTGTCTGTAGCCTTTCGCATTCAATCGGAGTTAATCTTCTAATTCTTGTAGTATTTATTATCAAATCACTTTTATTTGCACATAAGGCTGGAGTAATCCCAAAAATATCATATACTCTATTTTGTTGATATGGCTGAACTCCTCCACTTTCTTTAGATAGATTTAATTGTTTTATCTCTCTAATTTCAATTACATTTGTTTGCCCAGTATCTAAACAATAAGTTTTGCCATCTTCTCTTTTTAAAGGGCCAGTACCACCTTTACCAGTTTTGCTTGATCTTGGCATTGTATTATGCACTATAATAGAGTTATCATTTGCATTTAAAGCTGCATTTGCTCTTAAACAAGCTGCTTTTTTATTACCTTCATTAGGTTTCCATATAAAACCTGTTCTGCCTTCATGGTTTTTATTATGTTTTAAAAAACCATTAATCATTTTTTCACTTAAGTAATACTTTTCATTTACTTCCGGCTCAAGAATATCCTTTAATAAAATTCCCAAATCTTTAGGTTGTTCAATAATACTTTCTAAATCTCCAAATAAACCACTTGGCTTCATTCCGATATTAGTCCA